ATGCTTGTCTGGTAGAAGCATATGGATACTTGAAAGGTCCCGCAGATATGTTACAATACTACGAAGGATCTTTTAAAAGAGCATTACAATCGTATGCGATCGAACAACAGGGTCGAAGACGTAGAGACGAATATCAAGATGGAGCTATTCGTACTCCTTTAAAATCTGAATCACCATCAAAATACTAAGGAGAAAAAAATATGGCAAATATAATACCGTTCGCATTTAGAGGAGAACTCTTTTCGGGAACACATAATTTCGCTAATGGAGGAGATGCATTTAAAATAGCTTTGTATACATCTAACCCATACTCAACATCTAGTACAGTTGCACTTACAACTAATGAAGTTAGCTCTTCTGGTAGTTCAAACTATGAGAGAAAAGCTTTAGGTTCACAAGCGGTAGCTAGTGGAACTGCAGTTGCTTCAGTTGACTTTGCAGATAGTACTTGGAGCAATGCTACTTTTACAGCAGCATTTGCAGCTATCTATAATGATGATAAGAGTGATAAATTATGTGTTGTATTAGATTTCGGTGGAAACAAAACTGCTACTAATGGTACATTTACAGTTTCTTACCCTAATCCAAGTACACCGGCTAATGCTATCATAAGCATGGCGTAAGGAGAAAATAAATGGCTTTAGTTTTAAATGACAGAGTAAAAGAAACTACTACGACAACAGGAACAGGAGCAGTAACTCTTGGAGGTGCTGTAACTGGTTTTGAAGCTTTTAGTGCGGGAATAGGAAATAGTAATACAACTTACTATGCAATATTTAATACTGGAACAGCTGAATTTGAAGTAGGACTTGGAACTTTAAACGGAGATAGTAGTACATTAACTAGAACTACAGTTATTTCCAGTTCTAATTCTGACAGTGCTGTTGATTTTTCATCAGGAACTAAAGATATATTTTGTACACTTCCTGCAAGTAAAGCAGTTTATTTAGATGCCGATGGAGGCGCAGTGGGTGCAGCCGGCGCAGGTTTTGCAGTTGCAATGGCAATTGCCTTATAGTATAAGAAAAAAGGAAAAAAATTATGGCACAAAATTTTAGAAGATTCGCAGTACAAGCAACTAATAGTGCAGGAACTGTATTTACATCAAACTCTTATGATACTGTTATAGGTATTAGAATTGCAAACATTACAGCAGCAGCAATTACAATGGATGTTTTTGTTTCTGTTGGCGGTTCTACTACAAGATACATAGTAAAAGATTTAAGTGTTCCACCAGCGAGTTCAGTTGAACTTGTTCAAGGTGGCGCTAAATTTGTAATGGAAAGTTCTGATGTATTGAAAGTACAATCAAGTGCTGCAAATTCAGCTGATGTATATGTTAGTGTTGTAGATTCGATTAGTACTTAACAACAAAGGAATTAATTATGAGTGATACATATCCAAGTGGAGTATACATAGGAAACAATCCTGGTTCTCAGGATATATATACTCATGCCGAAGTCATAGATAATATTTTAACAATTGAAAGTGCAGTTCTTGCAGGACCTGTAACTTTTGAAGCAACAGTAACAGTAACAGGAACCTTGGTAATAGTGTAATGAGTAAATTAGAAGTTGATAAAGTAATCCCTCAATCTGGAACTACACTTACAATAGGAGATAGTGGTGATACTACAAATATAGTAGGGACATTACAGAATAATGGTTCATCATTAGTTGGAGATATTTCTTCAGTTGTAGCAGGTACTAATTTATCAGGTGGTGGAACATCAGGAGATGTTACACTAAATTTAGCTGACGCTTCTACATCTGCTAAAGGAGCTGCATCTTTTAGTTCAGATAACTTTGCTGCTAGTTCTGGTGCAATAACCATTAAAGATGCAGGAATAGCAACAGCAGAAATTCAAGATGACGCCGTGACAGCAGATAAATTAGATAACTCAATTAACTCTGCTATTACAGCTAATACAGCTAAAGTTACTAACGCAACACACTCTGGAGAAGTTACTGGTGCAACAGCTTTAACTATTGCTGATAACATAGTAGATGAAGCTAATCTTAAAGTTTCAAATTCTCCAACAAACGGATATTTTTTATCTGCTCAGTCAGGCAATACTGGAGGTTTAACTTGGGCTGAAGCAGGTGGTGGTGTAAGTGATGGATTTCAAGCTATAACTTCTGGATCAGGAACTTCTAATGCTTCTGGAACTTTAGTTGTTAATGACGAATTATTTGATGATGGTTCAAATTATAATACATCAAATGGTAGATACACAGCACCCTCAAATGGATTTTATCTTTTTAATGCTGGTGCTTTACAAAGTGGTTCTGCTGGAACATATTTTTATTTTACTAAAAATGGTAGTGCTGTTGGCTCACAAAGTAGATGGGGTTACAATGGTGGTGGTAATCAAATTCATATGAGTATGAATATGTTAATCGATTTATCAAGTGGAGATTATATAAATATTTATTCAAGTGCAGCTGTTTATATAAATCAATACCTAACTTTTGGAGGATGTAAATTATATTAATATGGAAATATCTTACGCACAATCAATTACAAAAATTAAAAAAAATGCAGAATTTACTATTCATAATAATGATTTAGATAATATTATTTGGTATGACGATAACCCAACTAATATTACTAAAGAACAAATATTAGCAAAACAAACAGAACTTCAAGCTATTGAAGATGCTAAACCAGAAGTTATTAAAAAAGCATCTGGCAAACAAAAACTAAAAGACTTGGGATTAACAGATGATGAAATCCAAGCATTAATTGGAGCATAATGAGTGAAGTAAAAGTAAATAAAATCAGTCCAAGATCAGGCACTAGCCTAACAATAGGTGATAGTGGTGATACTACAAATATAGTAGGGACATTACAGAATAATGGTGCGGCATTAGTTGGAGATATTTCTTCAGTTGTAGCTGGCACTAATTTATCTGGTGGTGGCACATCAGGTGATGTTACACTAAATTTAGCTGACGCTTCTACATCTGCTAAAGGGGCCGCATCATTTAGTTCAGATAACTTTGCAGCTAGTTCTGGAGCAGTAACCATTAAAGATGCAGGAATAGCAACAGCAGAAATTCAAGACGATGCAATTACACTAGCAAAAATGGCTCCAGGTACAGATGGTAATGTTATTTCGTACGATGCATCTGGTAATCCTGTAGCGGTAGCAACAGGAAATTCTGGACAAGTTTTAACTTCAGCTGGTGCAGGTGCACCACCTACTTTTGCAGATGCTGGTGGCGGAGTAACCTTTAAAGAAGGTGGAACAAATTTTACAAGAAGTTTATTAGTAGGAACAGATAGTACAGGAACTTTATCTTCTGCTACCGATAATACTGGATTAGGTACAAACGTATTTTCTGCTCTTACAAGTGGTACTTCTAATTCAGTAGTTGGTTCTTATGCTTTGTGTAGTAACACAACAGGTGAAGATAATTCAGTAGTTGGAAAAAATGCTTTATGTACTAACACATCAGGTACTGCTAATGTAGCAATGGGTAAAAATTCTTTAGATGCTAACACATCAGGAGATCAGAATACAGCAGTAGGTAATGATTCTTTAGGTTCTAATACAACAGGAGCTTGCAATACATCAATAGGATATTTGAGTGGTAGTAATATTACTACTGGTACAAGAAATGTATCACTTGGTTGGAAATCACTTTGCACTCTTACAACAGGAGATGCCAATACAGCTATTGGTAGAGAGGCTTTAGCAAAAAATACTGAAGCTGGAAATAATACAGCAGTAGGTGCTGAAGCAATGTCAAAAAATACAACAGGAACTGGTGTTGCAGTAGGAAGTGGTGCTTTACAAAATCAAACAACTGCTTCAGACAATACCGTAGTTGGAACAGAAGCTGGAAAAGCTATAACAACAGGTAATGATAATTTAGGATTTGGTAAAAATGCTATATGTAAAGTTACAATAGGTACTGAAAATATTGGTATTGGAAATTATGCACTTGATGCACAAGTTGATGGAGATCAAAATGTTGGTATTGGTCATGGAGCTTTAGGAAAAGCTACAAATGATCGAAATACAGCAATAGGTAGAACTGCATTAGATAATGTAACTTCTGGAGCTGGTAATGTGGCCGTTGGATATAGTTCTGGAGCAGAAAGCACTTACCTTAATCTTACTACAGAAAGTAATAGAGCAATATTTGGTCATAATGCTATTACCCATTCATACGTCAAAGTAGATTGGACAATAGGATCTGACGAAAGAGATAAAACTAATTTTGGAACTATTCCTCATGGTATAGATTTTGTTAATCAATTAAACCCTATTTCATATCAATTTAGAACTGCTAGAGGAGAAGATACTACAAATGGTGGTGTAAGATATGGATTTAAAGCACAAGAAGTTTTAGCTTTAGAAAAAGCAAATGGTGGAACTAATATTATTGTTGATGATGAAAATGAAAATTCTTTAAAATTTACTAATTCAAATTTAACAGCAGTATTAGTCAAAGCAATACAAGAATTAAAAGCAGAAAACGATAGTTTAAAAACTAGAATAGAAATTTTAGAAGGTTAAATGCTAAACACATATGTTGTTGAAGGCGGAGTTGGTAAGTGTGCTTCATTTACTGCATTAATTCCTAAATTAAAAGAAAAATCAGAAGTTCAAATATACACACCTTACATTGGTTGCTTTGCAAATAATCCAAATGTTAAATTAGTTTTAGAGCAAACACTTCCTTTTAAAGACGCAAGGATAATGGCATCAGATAATATTTTTTATTGTGAGCCTTACAAATCTAATTTTCAATTTGGTAAACAACATATTATTGAAAGCTATTGTGAATTGCATGGTGTTGAATATGATAAATCAATGTTTCCTAAACTTTATACAAATCATCATAAAGAAACTGTTAAAGAATGGCTGACTAAAAATAAAATAGGTAAATATATTTTAATTCAATTATCTGGTGGTCAAGCTCAAATGGGTTTTAATCCTAACAATCAATATACTAATATTAATCCTAATAGAAACTATCCACACTTTCTTGCACAACAAGTTGTTGATATGTTGAGAGAAGAATATCCAGATACTACTATAATTAATTGCGTGTTACCTAACGAACCACATTATCAAGGTACTATAAGATGTGATCTTCATTGGGTACAAATACATGAAATGCTAAAAGGTGCGGAAGGTTTTATAAGTATAGATAGCTGCCTACAACATTTTTCAGCATCAGCAGAAAAGCATGGAGTAGTTCTTTGGGGTTCAACAAGGTGGACACAGTTT